ATGACCCCCGCCGAAGTCGAAGATCGTATTCGCACCCTGATCGAACCCTTCAACAAAAAGGGCGTCACGATCAAGGACGAGACCACCTTTGCTGGCGATCTCGAATTCGACAGCCTGACCGTGATGGATTTCGTCGCCGAGATCGAAGACGAATTCGATGTGATCATCTCGATGAACCAGCAGGCCGAGATCGAGAACTGGGGCCAGCTCGTCGCGGCAGTCCACAAGTTGCAGGATAGCTGATAATGGCGACCGCTATGACCGAGACCCTTGGCGCCGCCGAACCTGTCGACCTGCTGTCGAAGTTTGATCCGATCATCCAGACCCGCGAGACCTTGCTGGCCGCCGGGGTCGAAGATCCGTTCAATCTGGTGATGGAAGAAGTGCTCTCTCCCACCCGCGCGATCTGCAACGGGCGCGATACGATCCTGCTCGGCACCTACAACTACATGGGCATGACCTTCGATCCCGACGTGATTGCGGCGGGCAAGCAGGCAATGGAGGATTTCGGCGCGGGGACGACCGGCAGCCGCGTGCTCAATGGTACCTTCCGCGATCACCGCGATGTCGAAACGGCACTGCGCGAATTCTACGACATGGACCATGCGATGGTCTTTTCGACCGGGTACCAGGCCAATCTCGGGATCATTTCCACGCTGGCGGGCAAGGGTGATTACATCATCCTCGATATCGATAGCCACGCCTCGATCTGGGATGGCTGCGCGATGGGCAATGCCGAGGTCGTGCCCTTCAAGCACAATGACGTCGAAGCGCTGGAAAAGCGCCTCAAGCGCATCCCTGAAGGCGCGGGCAAGCTGGTGGTGCTGGAAGGCGTCTATTCGATGATGGGCGATGTCGCCCCGCTCAAGGAAATGGTCCGCGTCTGCAAGGAAAACGGCGCGATGGTGCTGGTCGACGAAGCGCATTCGATGGGCTTCATCGGCGAACACGGGCGCGGCGTCGCCGAGGAACAGGGCGTGCTGGACGACGTCGATTTCATCATCGGCACCTTCTCCAAGAGCGTGGGCACAGTCGGCGGCTTCTGCGTGTCGAACCACCCGAAGTTCGAAGTGCTGCGGCTGGTGTGCCGCCCTTACGTGTTCACCGCCGCACTTCCGCCGAGCGTGATGGCGAGCAGCGCCACCTCGATCCGCAAGCTGATGCACGGTGGCAACAAGCGCGCACACCTGTGGGAGAACAGCCGCACGCTGCACGGCGGGCTGAAGGCATTGGGCTTCAAGCTCGGCACCGAAACGCCGCAAAGCGCGATCATCGCCGTCATCATGCCCGATCTCGAGAAGGGCGCGATGATGTGGGAGGCGCTGCTCAAGGAGGGCCTCTACGTCAACCTGGCCCGCCCCCCGGCAACGCCTGCGGGGATGACTCTGCTGCGCTGCTCGCTATGTGCCGAGCATACCGCCGATCAGGTGCAGACCATCCTTGGCATGTTTGAACGCGCGGGCAAGGCGATCGGTATCATCTAACCCCCCCTTGCGAACCATATTGGTTATTTTTCTTGACATCGTGACGCTCTCCGGTTAGGAATGGGCATCATCGAGAAATAGTGATTCGTCCAGGCGGCGCTCCCCAGTGGAGTGCCGCCTGTTCGTTTTGGCGACAGGAGAACCCGTCATGGCCAAGCCGCGAGGCAAGCACATCCTCATCCGTCCCGAACTGCGGACAGGAGAAACCAAAAGGGTCAATAACCACTGGCGGGTGCTGTTCCTCGATCACCTCGCCGAAAGCTCCAACGTCAGCGAATCCGCCGCCAAGGCCGGGATTAGCGTCAGCCGCGCCTACAAGGTTCGGCGTGAGGAACCCGCATTCGCCACCCTGTGGCTCGCCGCTTTGTGGGAGGGCTACACCCATCTCGAAATGGAAGTGGTTCGCCGGCTGCGGCAGGGCGACCATTCCACGCTCGATGCGGGCCGCTATGATTTCGCCAACGCGATCCGTCTGCTCGCCGCGCATCGCGACACCGCCTCGCAGGCTATGGCGCAGCAACGCAATGTCAGCGCCGCAGAAGTACGCGCCTCGATTGATCGCAAGGTCGAAGAAATCCGCCTGCGGCTCAAACACGAGCGCGCCCGCGCGGATGGCGCGCGTTGAGCGCCGATCTTGAGTGGATGGACGAGGACGAGGACGAAGCCGGCCCGCTCATCGCCAATGCCCTTGACCACAAGGAGAAGGCCGAATTCCAGTTTCATTGGCAGCTGCTCGCGCGCCGCGCGCAATGCGCTCCGCAGGGCGATTGGCGCATCTGGATGATCATGGCGGGACGCGGGTTCGGCAAGACCCGCGCCGGCGCCGAATGGGTGCGCCAGATTGCCGAAGCGGACCCGACCGCCCGGATCGCGCTGGTCGCCGCATCGCTCGCCGAAGCGCGCGCCGTAATGGTGGAGGGCGAATCCGGCCTGATGGCAGTCTGCCCGCCCGACCGAATGCCGCACTTCGAGCCCTCACTCCACCGCGTCCGGTTCGCCAATGGCGCGCAGGTCCAGCTATTCTCGGCCGCTGAGCCGGAAGGCCTGCGCGGCCCACAGCACAGTCACGCCTGGTGCGACGAGATCGGCAAGTGGCCGCTGGCGCATGAACGGGCAACCCGTTGCTGGGACAACCTATTGATGGGCCTGCGGCTAGGGTCTGACCCGCGCATCATGGTCACCACCACGCCGCGTGCGGTGCCGCTCGTGCAACGATTGGTGCGACAGGAGCAATCGGGCGAAGTGGTGATTTCACGCGGTTCGACCTTGGCCAACGCAGCCAACCTGCCCGAGCGGTTCCTCACCGCGATCGCGAACGAGTTTGGTGGAAGCAATCTCGCCCGGCAGGAAATCGACGGTGAGTTGCTGGAGGACATCGAAGGCGCGCTGTGGACTCGCTCAATGCTCGAACAGGCCCGCGAACATGGGCCGGTGCCAGAAGCCGTGCGGGTCGTGGTGGCGGTCGATCCGCCCGCCAGCACGCGTGGCGACGAGTGCGGGATTGTGGTCGCAGCCCTTGGCGATGACGGGATCGCGCGGGTGCTGGCCGATTGCTCGGTGAGCGGCGCGGCTCCGGCCGAATGGGCTGAGCGGGTCGCAGATAGCGCACGCGAATGGAACGCAGATCGGGTGGTGGCCGAAGCCAACCAGGGCGGCGCGATGGTTGAAAGCGTGCTGCGTGCCGCCGATCAGGCGCTGCCGGTCAAGCTGGTGCACGCCAGCCGCGGCAAGGTCGCCCGGGCCGAGCCGGTCGCAGCGCTCTATGCCGCCGGGCGGGTGAGACACGTGGGCGTGTTCGCGCGGCTGGAAGATCAGCTGTGCGGCTTGCTGGCGGGCGGCACCTACGCTGGCCCCGGCAACAGCCCCGACCGCGCCGATGCGGCCGTCTGGGCGCTCACCGAATTGCTGCTGGGGCGCCAGCTTCGCCCCAGCGTTCGGCAGATCTAACCGGAAGGAACTGCGATGGCTTTGCTCGACAATATCCTCTCCGCCTTCAAGGGCGGGGAGCGCACCCGCGTGCCGCTTGCACATGGCGCCATGCAGGGCTGGCCGCCGGCGTTTGATCCCGGCCCGGGTCTACGCAGCTATGATTACACCAAGGGCATCACTGAAGGGTTCCTGGCCAACCCGATTGCCCAACGTTCGGTCCGCCTGCTGGCCGAGGGGGTCGGGCAAGCACCGCTCCAATGCTCCGATCCGCGCCTCGCTGCGCTGGTGGCAGCGACGAGCGCGGGCCAATCGCTGATCGAAACGCTCGCAGCCAACCTGCTGCTGCATGGCAATGGCTATGTGCAGATCCTCAAGGACGCGGCCGGTGTGCCGGTCGAGCTGTTCGCGCTGCGCCCGGACCGGATCAAGGTGGTGCTCGATCATAATGGCTGGCCGTGCGGCTATGATTACTCCGTCGGCGGCCACACCAGCCGCCTGCCGATCGAGGATGAGGACGGGTGGCCCGGCGTGATCGCGATCCGGACGATGCACCCGCTCGACGATCATCGCGGGGCAGGCGCGCTTCAGGCGGCGTGGCAGGCGGTGCTGATCCACAACGCGGCGACCGTCTGGAACCGTGCGCTGCTGGAGAATGCGGCGCGGCCTTCGGGCGCGCTGGTTCACGAATCGGGGGACGGCGCGGCGCTGACGCTCGAACAGTTCGACCGGCTGAAGCGCGAGCTTGACGTTGCCTTCTCGGGCGCGGTCAATGCGGGCCGCCCGATGCTGCTTGACGGCGGGCTCAAGTGGCAGAGCATGGCGCTCACCCCTGCCGACATGGACTTTGCGACACTCAAGAGCGCGGCAGCGCGCGATATCGCGCTGGCGTTTGGCGTGCCGCCGATGCTGCTCGGCCTGCCGGGTGACAACACCTACGCCAATTACCGCGAAGCGAGCCGCGCACTATGGCGGCTGACCTTGCTGCCACTCGCCGAAAAGCTGCTTGCAGCCCTGCGCGAAGGGCTCGCCCCATGGTTCCCCGATGCCGAGCTCAGGATCGATCTCGACCGGGTTCCGGCCCTGTCCGAAGACAGAGAGCGCCTGTGGTCGCAGGTCTCGGACGCCGATTTCCTGAGCCGCGCTGAAAAGCGCCAGATGCTGGGCCTGCCGCCTGAGGAGACTGCCGTATGAGCCGAGAAGACATCCTCGCCAGCCTGATGGCGCAGGCGCGCGAAGAAGGGGCCGAAGTGGTGACTTTGCGCGCCATCATTGAGGAAACCAGCGTGCTCGCCACTGACCGCGCGCTGGAACGGCTCGGCCTCGGCGATGCGGGCGCTGAGGGCGATCTCGTCGAACTGCGCGAACTGCTGAGGGCGTGGCGCGATGCCAAGACCAGCGCGTGGAAGGCGCTGGTCGACTGGATCGTCCGCGGCGCTCTTGCGCTGCTGCTGATCGGGATCGCAGTGCGGTTCGGCATGTGGGACCGGCTGTGAGCGCGCCCGTCCCGCTGCGCTTTGCAGGCTATGCCGCCTTGTTCGACATTGCCGATGCCGGGCGCGACACGATCCGCCGCGGCGCCTTTGCCCGCACACTGGCGGCGCGTTCGAAGCCGCTGCCGCTTTTCTGGCAACACCGGCCTGACCAGCCGATTGGCGTGATCGAACAAGCGACCGAGGACACCCGCGGCCTGCGCGTCATCGCCCGGATCGACCGTCCCGATAGCCGCGCGGCACATCTGCTGGCGGCAGGCCACGTCACCGGCCTCAGCTTCGGCTTTCGCACCCGCGCAGCGCGGCAGTCGGCGGCGGGGCGCGAATTGCTGGAGATCGACCTGTTCGAGGTCAGCCTTGTCACCCATCCGCTCCAGCACGGCGCCCGCGTCCACCTCTTGCGCTGATACTGCCAGCCCATTCCCTTTCCACCGGCCGCCTCTGGGGCGGCCTTTTTTCTGCCCAACCGAAAGGCCACTGCCCCATGGAGAATACCCCCACCCCGATGACCGCGACCGACCCGCTGGACGCCAGCTTCGACCTTCTGGCGCGGCAGGATCAGGCCGAAGCCGATATCACTGCGCTGCGCGGCGATGTTGACGAGGTGAAGTCGCGGCTCGACAAGGTTGCCCGCGCAGCCAGCCGTCCGGCAATGGGTGGCAGCGCTCCGGCAAGCGATGCGACCGAAGTTAAAAGCTTCGTCGACGGCTATCTGCGCTGCGGGCGCGAGACCGAACTGAAGTCGATCACCGCCACGCCCCTAGCTGATGGCGGCTTTGCCTTGCCGCGCCAGATCGACGCGCTGATCGCAGATGTCCTGACCAGCATCAGCCCGATCCGCGCGATCGCGCAAGTCGTTCAGACGGGGACGGCAGGCTATCGCAAGCTGATCACGACCAGCGGCACGGCCTCAGGCTGGGTCAGCGAAGTGGCCACGCGGCCCGAAACCGCCACGCCCAAATTCGCCGAAATCGCCCCGCCGATGGGCGACCTCTACGCCAATCCGGCGGCCAGCCAGGCGATGCTCGACGACGCCGGGTTCGACATTGAAACCTGGCTCGCCAGCGAGATCGCGGTCGAATTCGCGCGCGCCGAAGGCAGTGCCTTCGTCAGGGGCACTGGCACCAATCAGCCCGAAGGATTCCTCACCGCCGCCAAGGCCATCACCCCTGACGCCACGCGCGCCTTCGGCACGCTGCAATATGTCGGCTCGGGCAACGCCACCGGGCTCGGCACTACGCCCGACACCAAACTGATCGACCTGGTCCATATGCTCAAGGCCGGTTACCGCCAGGGCGCAGTGTTCGTCATGAACTCGGCGACCTTGGCGTCGATCCGCAAGCTCAAGACTGTCGATGGCGCATTTCTCTGGCAGCCAGGTCTGGTCGAAGGCCAGCCCGACCGCCTGCTCGGCTACCCGGTGGTCGAGGCCGAGGATATGCCCGATGTCGCCGCAGGAACCTTCCCGATTGCCTTCGGTAACTTCCGGTCGGGCTATCTGATCTCGGAGCGCGGCGCCACGCAGGTACTGCGCGATCCCTTCACCAACAAGCCCTTCGTGCACTTCTACGCGACCAAGCGGATCGGCGGGAAGGTGCTCGATTCGAACGCGATCAAGCTGCTGAAGATCGAGCTCTAGGCCCAGCGTCAGACCTCCTCCCCGGCCGGGCCGCGTGCCCCCTTCGCCCCGCCGGCTCTCGCGCCCGCATCGCCTCAGGCCGTTCCCCCGCCTGACACCAGCGATGCGGGCGCATTTCGTTTGAACCACATACTGGGAGACACCGCGATGCAGCGGACAATCGTGCAGCCCCCGGTGTCGGGCGACGCTGCGCTGGCGGAGCTCAAGCACTGGCTCGGGATTAGCCGCCCCAACGACGACGAAACGCTTGAGCATCTGCTCCATGCCAGCCTGACCATCTGCGAAGCCTTCACCGGCAAAACGCCACTTCGGCAGACGGTCGAGGAGATCATTCCGCTGGCGGGGGGATGGCAGGAGCTGGTCTCCCGCCCGGTTCGCGAGGTTACCGGCGCGGCACTCATAGCAGCGGACGGCACCCGCGAGGTCATCGCCGCGCTGACGGACGCGCTGGAATGGCGCATCTCAGGCTCGGCCTGCGTCCAGCTGCTTCGCCCTTTGGAGGGCCAAGGCCTGGCGCTGCAACTGGTGGTCGGAATTGCCGAGGACTGGAGCGGACTGCCCGCCCCTTTGCGTCACGGCATCATCCGGCTCGCCGCCCATCACTTCCGCCACCGCGATGGCTCCGGCGGAGGCAGCGCCAGCGCGGTTCCGCCTGCCAGCGTCACCGCCCTGTGGCGGCCGTGGCGCGAAGTGCGGTTCGGATGATCCGCGTCGCCGTCCACGCGGACCAGCTGGTGCAGTGCCTGCGCGCCCGCGCCGCGCGGATCGCAGCAGGCCATGCGACCAGGCGCCGCTCGCCAGCGCGCTCGGACTGGCATTCCGCGGCCACCTTGTGGCCCGATCTGTTTGGAGACCCCCGCGATGGAAAATGACCTGCGCGCCGCGCTGATCGCCTGGCTGGCCGCCGATCCGGCCCTGTCAGCGATCAACGCGATCGAGGAAGAGGCCCCGCTTTCCGTCACCCCGCCGTGGCTCGGCATTGCCGCCAGCGCCTCGACCGAATGGGGTACCAAGGACCGCACGGGGCGCGAGATCCGCGTCGCGCTTGAGCTTGAGAGCCACACCGATCTGACTGCGGACGATGCCGGTCTGCTCAGCGCGATCGAGCGGCGCGTGCTCGAATTGCCGCCGTTCCAGCCAGGCTTCGAACTCGTCTCGATCCGTTTTCTGCGCTCACGCAGCGAGGCCCGTGCGGACAACCGCCGCGCCGCCCTGCTCGAATACCGTTTCCGCCTGTTCGCCCCGCTTTAGGAGTAAGCCATTATGCCCGCACAATCCGGCGCCGCCTTCCTGCTCAAGATCGCCGACGGAGCCTCGCCTCCGGCCTACCAGACCATCGCTGGCCTGCGTACGACGCAGATGTCGATCAACGGCGACACCGTGGTCGTCACGCACAAGCAATCGGGGGGGTGGCGCGACCTGCTGTCAGGCGCAGGCACCCGCTCGGTCTCGGTCAGCGCGGCGGGGATCTTTCTCGGCAGCGCGGCCGAAGCCACCGTGCGCGCCCATGCGCTCGCCGGGACGCTCGACAATTATGAATTGTCGTTCGAAGGCGGCGAAAAACTGCGCGGGCGGTTTCTGGTGCAGCGGCTGGATTATGCCGGAGATTTCAATGGGGAGCGCAGCTACACGCTCCAGCTCGAAAGCTCCGGGCCGGTGACGCCAGCATGACCGCCGCCGCCAATCCGCTGCGGGGCGAATGCGCGCTGGCCGTGGCCGGTGTGAACTATGTGCTGCGCCCGAGCTTCGAAAATCTGGTGCTGGCCGAGGCTGAACTGGGTTCGCTGTTCGCCTTGGTCGAGCGGGCGGCAGGCGGCGCGCTGACTCTGACCGAGATGACCGCCCTGCTGTGGCACTGCTTGCCTGCCGAGGGCCGACCCGAGCGGGTCGCGGTCGGCAAGGCAGTGCTAGCGATGGGGTTGGTGGGAGCTACCGCCCCGGTGCGTGCGGTGCTCGCTCAAGTGCTTCAGGGCGAGGCATGACCGATACTTTTGGTGGCGTTGCCGCCTGCTGGTGCGCGCTCGCCGCTCGCCTGCTCGGCTGGCGGCCGAGCGAATTCTGGGGCGCCACGCCCGCCGAACTGGCGATGGCGCTCGCTGCCCCCGAAGACCCGACCACCCCTTCCCCGCCGAGCCGCGAGGCAATTACCCGCATGATGGAGCGCGACGCCAATGACTGACAATTTCGAAGAATTGGTGATCGACGTGCGCGCCAGCACCGATGGCTTTGCCAGCGATGTCGAGGCCATGCGCCGCACGCTCGATGGCTCGCTGCTGGACGGGTTCAGCCGTGCGGGCAATGTGCTCGAACGCGGCCTGCTCGGCGCGCTGCGGCGCGGGAGCCTGGGGTTCGACGATCTGAAGCGCGTGGCCTTCAGCGCGCTCGCCGAGATCGCCGGATATGCATTGCAATCAGGGATCGGCAATCTGTTTGGCGGCAACAGCGGCGGAGGCGGGGGTCTGGGCAATTTGCTCGGCCAATCGATTGGCGCGCTGTTCGGCCTGCCGGGCCGGGCGACCGGCGGACCGGTGGCTCCGGGGCGGGCCTATCTCGTCGGTGAGCGGGGGCCGGAGGTATTCGTGCCCACCGCCGCCGGACGGGTCGAGACCGGCATGCCCGCGCCGGGCCGCGATGTGCGCGTCGCGATCCAGGTCGCTGTCCCGCGCGGGCAGGCCACACCCACCGCGATGCAGCGCTCCTCCCGCCAGATCGCGAGCGCCGTGCGCCGCGCGCTGCAACAGGCCTGAGCAAGGGGATTTCCGATGGCATTCTGGCTCGCCCGCGAACGCCGCGCGCAGGAAAGCACCTTCATCCAGCGCTTCGATCCGCGCTTCTGGACCGTCAACTTTCCCCGGCCCGCGATGGCATCCGTGGTGACGACTGGCCCGGATTCATTGCGGGTCGACCTCGAACTGCATCATGAAGGCGAGTTGGTCGGGCTGATCTGGGAAAGCGCCGACGCGCTCGATCACCCACTCCTCGCCTACCAGACCGACCGCGATTATTCGCGCACGACACTGCGCTTTCGCTGGCAATCGGATGGGGTGATCGCACTCGATCAACCCAATGGACCGACGCTGACGATCGAGGGCCGGGATGCTGAGGGGCTGCCGCGCACGTGGTACATCCGGCTGTGGAACTATGCCCAAGGCACGCCGACTGATGCGCAGATCAGCCTGCAGTTTTCCGCGTTGGAGGCCGGTTACGGCCTGCCGGGCGAGCCGATTCATCCCGGCGATATCGACCGCATGTTCATCTCGCTGGTGGCACCCGGCTTCAGCTGGGGAAGCACCGCACCCCTGCCCGCGCGGTTCGATGGATCGGTCACCATGTCCGAAATCGTCGCCGACGGCGCGCGGGCCATGCTGGAACTGGGCGATGTGCTCGTCCCCCCGCACGCCGAGCGCATGGCGACTGCCTATGACGACGCCTACAACCAGACCCCGGCACGGCTGCTGCGCGCGGTGACCGGGCTCGGCTACCGCGACGATATCATCCACTATGTCGGGATGAGCCACTTCATGCGGCTTGAGCGCAAGACGGATGGCAGCCTGAAGGCCGCATCCGATGGCGCTCTGTGTAACCCGGCCGCGGAATGGCACCGCAGCTTCTTCACGCTGGCGCAGGCAGAAGGGCTGGAGGTGATTGCCTCGCTCTCCTACGAGTTGTTCGATGCCAATTGCCCCGAAAGCTGGAAGCAACGCACCGCTACCGGCGCGCCGGCGCTGACCGGGTGGGTGCCGCCCTCAACATTGCTCTCGCCCGCAAATGCGACAGCTATGGGATGGCTCGCCGATGTCGCCCGCGCTTTTGTGGCTTTGCTTGAGGGAGCAGGCCTGCCGGTACGCTTCCAGATCGGCGAGCCTTGGTGGTGGACCACGCCAGCGCGCGAGATCTGCCTTTATGATGATGCCGCCAAGGCCGTTTTCGGTGGAGCTCCCCCCGTCATCGCCAATATCGCCGCGCCGCTGAACGCAGCGGAAACCGCGCTGCTCGATGCCGCAGGTGCGGTGCTCGCGCAGTCGACCGCAGCGCTGACCGCCGCCGTGCGCGCTGCGGCGCAAAGGCCATCCGAGGTGCTGCTGCTCGCCTTTACGCCGACGATCCTCGATCCCGCCACGCCCGAACTATACCGCGCCAACCTGCCCACCGGATGGGCTGCCCCGGCGTTCGACCGGTTGCAGCTTGAGGATTACGACTGGCTCACCGCAGGTGCAGATGCAGCGCGGCGGGCCGCCTATGCCTTGGTCGATACACGGCTCGGCTACGCGGTCGCCGATCAGGACTATCTGGCAGGCTTTGTTCTGGACCCTGCCGATGCCGAAACCTTCTGGACGCGGATCGACAGCGGCTTGGACGAGGCCGCCGCACGCGGCATCGCCCGCCGCTATGTCTGGGCGCTGCCGCAGGTCAACCGCGATGGCTACACCCGCCTCGCCTCTCCGCCGGAGCAAGCCATGGAACCGTTCGACAACGTGCCTTACCCTTTCGCGCTGGGCCGCAGCGCATCGGTCGCACCCGAGTTCTCGACCTCGATTGCGGTCACATCCTCGGGGCATGAGCGGCGCAACTCGCTGTGGTCGGACGCGCGGCTGCACTTCGATGTCGGCCCCGGCATCCGCTCGGAAAGCGAACTGTCCGAGCTGATTGCCTTCTTCCGCGCCCGCCGCGGCCCGGCCCGGGGTTTCCGGATCATGGACCCCTTTGACAACAGCTCGAACGGGATGACCGGCGTGCCGACGATGCTCGACCAGTTGATCGGCATTGCCGACGGCGTTCGCGCCGATTTCCAGCTGGTGAAGTCCTATGGCGGGGCAGAGCCGCAGGTACGCCCGATCACCCGTCCGCGCGCTGAAACGCTGGTGGTGAGCGTCGGCGGCACGGCCAGCACCGCCTGGACGCTGGGCGAGAAGGGCACCTTGCGCTTCCTCACAGCTCCGCCCGCGGGGGCCGAAGTCCGCGCCGGCTTCCGCTTCGATGTGCCGGTGCGGTTCGCCGAAGACCGGCTCGATGTTGCAGCGGTCAATTTCGCCGCCGGGGAAGCGCCCTCGGTTCCCCTGATCGAAATTCGCGAGTCCGCCTGATGCGCATATTCTTTGACCGTGAGCTCGACACTGTGGCAACTTTCTGGCGCATCTATCGCCGAGACGGGGCGGCGCTGGCCTTTACCAGCCATGACCGCGACCTCAGCTTCGGTGGCATCCGACATCTTGCCGCCCCCGGCATGATCCCGGCTGCGATCCGCCTGACCTCCGAACTCGCCAATGACAGCGCCGAGGTGCAGGGCGTGCTCAACCACGATTCGATCCGCGCGGACGAACTGGCCGCCGGGTTGTTCGATGAAGCCGCGATCGCCATCGGTGCGGTCGACTGGATCAGCCTCGATCACCACACGCTTTACACCGGGCAGATCGGGCGGATCGAGGACGACAGCACCCAATTTTCGGCTGAGCTGCGTTCCACCAAGAGCCTGCTCGAACAGGATCTCGTGCCCCGCACCAGCCCCACCTGCCGGGCCGAGTTTTGCGGGCGCGGGTGCGGGCTTTCGGCGGTGCGGTTTACTGCGGTGCAGCCGGTTGCCGCGATCGATCTCGAAGCCAATCGCGTGCGGTTTGCGGGCCTTGATGGCGAGGCGCATGTCGATGGCCGACTGCGCTTCATGGCGGGGCCGCAGACCGGGGTGGCCTTCGGGGTCATTGATGCCGAGGGGGACTGGCTGGTGCTCGACAGGCCGCTGGTGGCTGGCAACCCGCTCGGCACACGGGCGGAATTGCGCGAGGGCTGCGACCATACCATCGCCACCTGCGCCGCGCGGTTCGGGAATGCGGCGAACTTCCGTGGCGAGCCGTTCCTGCCGGGCAATGACCTGCTCGCCCGCTACGGCCAGCCATGACCGCGCCCGGCGAAGCGCTGGCCGAGGCTGCGCGGGCTTTGATTGGCAGTCCGTTCCGGCTCCACGGCCGCGATCCGGCGACTGGGCTCGACTGCGTCGGACTGGTCTCGGCCGCGCTCGCGGCAAGCGGCGTGCGCCCCGCGGTTCCGACCGGCTATAGCCTGCGCAATCTCGATATCGCCCAGTGGTTGCCGCTCGCACAGCAGTCGGGACTGGTGCCCGCACCCGGCGCCATTTGCGCAGGCGAGGTGCTGCTGATCGCGCTCGCGCATTGCCAGCACCATCTCGTGATCGCCGCAGACGCAGTGACTGTCATCCATGCCCACGCCGGGCTGCGGCGCGTGGTGCTCCAGCCGCTCGATCCCGCCTGGCAGGTTCATGCCAAGTGGCGGTTCGCACCTCAGAGGGAAGGCTAGGTCATGGCGACGATAGTTCTGACAGCGCTGGGCACGGCGATTGGCGGCCCGATCGGCGCATCCTTCGGCGCGTTGATCGGCCAGCAGATCGATTCGCGGATCTTTGCCCCCGGCGGGCGCGAGGGGCCACGCCTGCGCGATCTGGCGATCAGCACCTCAAGCTATGGCCAGCCGATCCCGCGCCAGTTCGGACGGATGCGGGTGCCCGGCACGGTGATCTGGTCGACAGATCTGATCGAGAGCAAGCGCAAGGAGAAGGGCCGCAAGGGTCAGCCTTCAACCACGGTCTATGCCTATACTGCCTCTTTTGCCGTGGCGCTGTCGAGCACGCCGATTGAGCGGGTTGGGCGGATCTGGGCCGATGGCAATCTGCTGCGCGGCGCGCAGGATGACCTCAAGGTCGGCGGGATTTTGCGCGTCTATCGCGGCTTCGGCGATGACCCGGTCGACCCGCTGATCGCCGCAGCCAAGGGCCCTGCCGCACCTGCTTTCCGTGACTGCGCCTATGTCGTGTTCGAGAACCTCGAACTAGGCGATTACGGCAACCGCATCCCCGCGCTCAGCTTCGAAATCTTTGCCGATGGCGGGGATGAGAGCGTGTCGCTGGCGCAGCTGGTGCCGAATGCGGCAGGCCCCGCCATTGCGGCGCCATTGGACCATGCACGCGGGTTTGCCGATGAGGGCGGGCCGCTGGCATCGACGCTCGCGGCGATTGATCAGGTGATCCCGCTGGTCTGCATGTCAGGCAGCGATGGCCTCACCATCGCCGTTCGCGACTCGGCCGGGGAGGACATCGTGACCCTGCCCGGCCAACTCGCGACAGATGACCGACAGCAAGAAGAAGCATCGCACAAACAGCGCGCTGGCGTGCCCGCACGCACCCCTGCTGCCTTGCGATATTACGACGAGGAACGCGACTATCAGACGGGGGTGCAGCGCGCTTCGGGAGCCCGCCAAGCCGGCCGCGAGCTGATGATCGACCTGCCCGCAACCATGACCGCCAGCGGAGCGCGCAGCCTCGCCAATGACAGCGCCAATCGCGCGCGCTGGCAGCACGAGACCGTTAGCTGGCGAATCGGTGAACTCGATCCGCGGCTCACGCCCGGTCGCATCGTGCGTCTGCCGGACATGCCCGGCCACTGGCTGCTGCGAAGCTGGGAATGGCTGGATCGCGGCATCGCGCTTGAGCTGGAGCGACTCGCCCCCGCAGGCGGTACCGCGCGCCAGAGCGACCCGGGGGAGAGCCTATCGCCCACCGATCTGGTCATTCCACCGACCCAGCTTGCAGCCATTGAAGTCCCACCCGATGCCAGCAGCAACCCGGCCAATCCGCTGATCTTTGCAGCGGCTTCGGCCGCGAACAGCGCTTGGCGGGGGGCGGCCTTGTTCGCCGTTCAGGGGACCGCGCTGGTCGATCTCGGCACCACGGGAACGCAGCGCGCAGTGATGGGGACGCTTGGCGCGCCGCTGGAGCCTTCCTCGGGGATTTTGTTCGAACCGGCCGCGACAGCCGTGATCGATCTGGTCGCAGGCGATCTCGATCTGGCGGACACCGACCTTGCCGGCCTTGCCGCCGGTGCCAACCGCGTGCTCATCGGCGGTGAGCTGCTGCAGTTCCTACGCGCCGAGCCTGCAGGCGAAGGTCGGTGGCGGCTCAACGGGCTGCTGCGCGGACGGGGTGGCACTGAACCGAATGCTGCCCGGGGCCACCCAGCACAGACACAGGTGACCGTGATCGACGACAATCTGGTCTTGCTTGATCCGCAACTGGTCCCGCCCCTTGCGACCTCGCGTGTTGCCGCAATCGGGACGGGAGATACCGAAGCCATCATCGTCCCGCTCGCCAATCCGGGCCTTTCGCGCCGGCCGTCATGCCCCGTCCATCCGCGTGTGCGGATCGAAGCCGATCAGGCCAGTCTCTTCAGCTGGACTCGGCGCGGGCGAGGACAATGGCGGTGGGAGGACAGCGTCGAAGTGCCGCTGGTTGAGGAGCGTGAGGCCTATCTCGTCGGTTACGGCCCAGCCGATGCTCCGCATGTATCATGGCAGCGCGATGCCGCCTGGCTGCGCCTGACTTTAGCGGAGCGGACGGCGCTGATTGCCGCGCACGGTCCGGCGACGCTTTGGGTCAGGCAGGTCGGCACATTTGATCGTTCACTGCCGCTGCTGCTCGCTTCATTGTCCTGA